GTCCATTAGTATTTCTTCTGGTTGATCGCCAAGTCTTCACGGGACTTAGCAGCTTTAGGGGACTTTCGTCGTCGAGTCTTGCTCTTACGACGCTTATTGCGGGTTTCACGGGCAGTCTTACGGGTATCAGCAGCGCCACCGCCGCCGTCTCCACCGCCACCATCGCCACCGTCGCCACCACCTCTAGGCATTGTTAGTTCCTTTTTTTCTGTTAGTTTTACGAGAGACAATACGGAGGTTCTTACGGGAGTTAGATCCACCGTTTTTCATGGGTTTCTTATGATCTACTTCTCTTGGATCCCCTACCTTTAGACCCACCTTGCGCCTTGCACGGTTAGCTGCTGCCCTGTTTTTGCGGGCTTTGGGCTTGCCGTGGAAGTCCCGATACTCTTTCTTGTAGTCTCTGGGTTGGGCCATGGTGGGTAGGGGGTGGGGTAGTAGGGAGTAGGTCCTTGGAGCCTCTATAGTAGCGGCCTTTAGTCAGCCAATTAGAACCAACTGAGGGGCTTAGGTTTACGACCGAGGGCGTGCTGGGCAAAGTTCTCCAGTTCATCACGGAGTGCTTCTTCCTTCCTCCTGTCAATCTGCTCGTCAGCATCCTGAGCCATCTGCTCGGCCCAGTAGGCGACGCCCATAGCCAGGACATCCAGCCGGTCATCGTGGGCTAGAGCGCCCCTGTGGCGGGTCACACGGCTCATCTGGTAAATCAGTTGATACCGTAGTGCCTTTTCAGGGGGTAAGTGACGGGTAGAATCGTGGTCCTTTTCGATGACCTTGCGGTCGATGACGAGCTTGTGGCTGTTCATCACAGGCTCCAGAGTATCGCAGATGCGACGCTCCTTCTGCTGGCTGTGGCGGACCTCCTCACATGTCACGCGGTGGATCTTGGCCAGCACGGGCTTGAGGAGTTGAGTGAACATGCCATCCCCGAAGTTAGACTCAATCCTGATCAGGTTGACCTCCTGCTCCTTGGCGATCATCGCTAGACGCTTGAGCGTATCCTCGGAGTATCCTCCCGGTAAACCACCGGCATCTGTGACAAACAGGAAACCGTTTAGCATCTTGACGACAGCGTAGGAAGTCTCGTCAGCACCCCGGCCAGACGGGTCGATTGCCATCACCGAGCCGGTGTAGGAAGCCCAGGATCCGTCGCCTAGCGTCACAGGGCCGTAGAAGCGATCTCCGGGCATCCCGACGTTAGGCAGGTCCTGGATCATGTTCTCTGCTGAAGCGGCCCACACGGGCTTCTGGGGGCCTTCACGGGGATTCAGGGACATGATCACTAGGTCAGCCAGCATGAGGGGGTAGCGATCGATGTCATTCATGCTGGGATCCAACATGAACTGGAGGGCGAAACCCGTTCGACCGTAAGAAGCCTCGCGCTCCATCAGGTCATCCGCATCGAACCGCTTAGGGTCCGTGGGCTGGGCTACTAGCTCCTCGTCTTCTTGGACCTCACCAGCGATCTTGGGAGACAATTGGTCTCCATATCGCGGCAACTGAGTCTTCTTCGGATACCGGGCGGGCCAGATCCTCGTCTTGAAGCCCCGTTCCGGCAGAGCGGAATAGATGGAACCTTCCGTCTGGGGCGTCCCCAGGAACAGAATGGCCCCGTCAGGCTTAAGCACCGCGTCAAACTCCTTGATCGACTCGGACAGCTTGTCGCGCATCATCTGAGTCTGGGAGTTGTTCATGGACTCTACGTCGTCCGCGATGATCAGGTCTGCGCGAGCACCCGTGATCTGCGAGGTAATGCCCTTGGACACCACCGAGGGAGCGTGGGAGGCAGGAGCAGGTCCGACATCGAAGGCAACCTTACTGTTGCGCTGGTTCTCCGTAGGAATCAGGTGCCTCAGTAGAGGCATATCCGTGATGAGACGGAGGGTGAAGGTGCTGAAGTCGTCTGCCCGTTGCTTGGACGCAGACACCACGAGGATGTTCTTCGTGGGGTCCAGCAGCAGTTGGTGAACTACGAACGCTGAGGTAATCCAGGACTTGCCGACACCACGGAACGCCTGCACCACCCGACGCTTCGGGCCGTGCTGGATGTATTCAGCGATATCATATTGGATTGGGGTGGGGTCTGGGAGGTTGAGATGGCTCCAGACCAGATACAGGAAGTTCCTGAAGTCCCTCAGTTGTTCGTCTACCATTTCACGCGATTAGCCCAGTATGCAGCGGACATCTTACCCTTAGCGATGTTGCGGCGGTGCCGAGCCTTGAAGCTAGCCCGCTTCTTACGCATTCGATCACCCTCGCCCTTCTTGGGCTTGCCAGCAGTCTTGGCTCCCTGCTCGCCAAAGCGGATCGTCTTGATCCGGTCGCCTTCCTTGGCGACGACGATGTGGGACTTCTTGGGGTGACTAGGGGTCCGCTTGGGCTTGTTGTAGCCCGAGACACCTGCGCGTTTGATCCGCAGGTCCTTTTTGCCTTTAGCCATTAGCAACCTTTTTCATGTCTACGTTAAAGGGAAGGGTCTTAGCAAGGTCAGCTAGAGGTTCGCTCTGATCAAGACCAGCGTCGATCCCGTTGTCCTTGAGGAAACCTCGGGCGACGTTCAGGTCTGCCGAGGTGGCGTCTCCAGCCATGACGCGGCGGAGAAGTTCTTCCGCTACGGCTGCATGAAGATCGCTTAGAGTTTTTTCGTCCATCGCACATTAGGGCATAAGGAGTTTACAAACTAAAGAGGCCCCTGCGCCAACGGCGGCAGAGACCCCATAAAACCATGACTTAGACTGTTCCAGATCTCGGATCCGTTTGTCGTGGGCGTTGAGCTTTTCTCCTTGGGCGGCCTGCCCTTGAATCAATGAGTCAACTTTGCCCTCTAAACGGCCTAAGGCAACCAGGATGTCCGAGTCCATCACGTATCTCCAATGCGCGTAAACGTAAAGTGAGTGTAGTTGATGGAGGCGTTACCGACCAACGCATTGCTGTCGTTGCTCTGGGCCACCGTAAATCGGACCTTGACGGACGCCGTAGCCGTTACGTCAACCAAGGCAGACATCATAATGCTGCCATACTCGACGGTAGGAAGGCCGTTCTCTAGGCCCTGGGCAACTGCCGTGTAGGTCGGGCTACCTGCATCGGCATTCGTAGACACTTCGATCGAAGCCGTGCAGCTACCAGAAGCAGCCGCAGCCGCCGCCTGGAACACCGCCTCGACCTTGTAGAAGCCTGTCTTCGGGAACGTGAAGATGCCGCTTGATGCAGTCATCACATCCCCGCCGAGCTTCGCAGCACGGCTGAGGTTTGCCGTGATGGGCGATGCATCCCCCGTCAAGTTAGAGGTAAGACGCCATTGGTCTACGATGGGAGCAAAGTAGACTGATGGGATTGCTCCCTGAGCGTTAAGCTGGACGACCTTACCAGAGTCGCCCGTGCTCAAAGATGTCCCGTCATTAGTAGACGAGGCGGCAACTTCCTTTAGAAGTTCTGTAGTTACTCTAGTAGTCATTATTCAACCCTCGTGAGCTTCATGATTTGATTAGAAATAGAGTAGCCTGCACTGTTTGCGTGCTCTTCTGAGTGAACAATTCTAAATTTGTAGTTAGCATTGTTGATTCCGCCTGTTGTAGTTTCTAAACTTGCTGCTGCATCGGTGGCTTCTCTTCCTCCTACTGTGAAAACAATTCGAAGCATGCCGATGGGAACAGAGCCATCATTAACTGCGCCTAGAGTGATAATAGTATCTGAAGCGTCGTTGCCGATGTTGTTCCAGGTGCTTGTTCCATCACCCGTTCCGTCAGTAGCTCCGCTAGGAGGACTTGCGTTAATAATATGTTGAGCGTTAATAACTGGCTTTGCTCGGTCAGTTTCGCTTAAGTTGGTTACTCGACAAGAGTAATCTACCATCCAGATGCCTTTTGTAATGGCAAAGAAGTCTTCAGTTCCATTAACAGAAATACCGCCGTCTGGTCTGAATCTGTGATCAGAACCCGAAATCTGAACCAACTCTCGGGCGCCGTTTGCAACAGATGCGGTGCCTGGGTGGATTAGATAACTACCAACAAAAGCGTTAGCAGCAATGTAGTCTGTAATCTGCTTTTTGCAAAGAACTTCTATATCTAGAACGTCAGCAATCGGCTTAGTGTCGTGGTCGATTAAGATAAGACCGGCTTTAGTTCCTCCGTCTTCTCCATCAACTCCACCTTGAAGAGTAGGGATTTTGAAACCGCCAACTTTGACGCCATCAACGGTCGCTTTAATGTGCGGACCCTCACCCTTTGAATTGTTGGTTTTCGTGAAGTAAATAGATCCAGCACCTCCGTGAGCTACTGACGTTCCATCTCCACCGGCTCTTAGACTAGGCTCACCCGCATCGTTAAAAACGATAGCACCAGGATCGCCGTCTGCGCTAACAATACCAGCGTTGCCGTCGTTAGAGTCAACATGCTTTTCAACCTTGATTCGTTGAACGTCGTTTAGACCCTCTTCAACGACTTCGGTTCCACTAGCGCCTACCGACAGCTTGTGCTCGGCTTCTAGCGTAACATCGCCGTTGATCGCAGCGTCACCAGTCAACGTAAAGGCGCCCCCAACAGTCAACGCACCGCCTACTGAAGCTGCGCCACTAATCGTCAACGCGCCGCCATACGTGACCGTAAGAGCAACCTCGTTTTCTCCGCTAGACTTCCAATCGTAGACACGGATTGCGTAGTCACCTGAAGCAGGCTCGTCGCCTTGCAGTTCAAGGAGGCCGTTGCCGCCGCTGGTATAGAGAAGCGCGCCGTGGCTGTCAGGACTTCCCTGTGCTCCCGTAGCGTTCTGGACGCTACCAAGCTCTAGCTTAGTCGTAGACAGCGAAGCAGTGCCTACCGCAGTAGTCGCACCGTTTCCAAGAACTACTTGACCATCATCCTCAACACGGAAAAGGTCGTTGCCGCTTTCGTCTTCGACATCGATTAGGTTGCCCGTGTGGCTCCCTGATGCCTTTTCAATACTAAGCGCGTCTCCCGTAACAGAGCCAGCTTGATAAGGCTGCGACAACACGTTTTGGCTGACGCCAAAGTTACGGATCGTAATCTTAGTTTCATCGGGAAGCGAAGTAATGCCTGTCCCAATCAGCGTCAGCGTGTAGATACCGCCGTCATACACAACCGTGTAGTCCGTCGTCGGCACCTGCATGACGCCGTCGATCTCGATCAGATACATGCTGTCAATAGCAGTAGCTGGAGTAGGAGTAGTAAGAATGTACGTCAGGTTATCTCCCGACACCGTCATACCGCTCTTTAAAACCGACCAAGACTGCGGCTCACTACCGCTGTTATACAGGGCAAGGCCCGTAACATAACCGAGTGAAACAGCATCACCCTCGTTAATGGCTGTTCCTAGGTTCTTGATCCGCCGGTTGCCTGCGTTGTAAGCGTTGTCGGTCTCAATCGGCAGCGCACCCCCGCCAGTATCAATAGACTCCTGGACGCTATACAGGAGCTGATTGGTCTGCGTATTGAGGTCGCTAGCCTTCAGCACAGAGCCGTCCGAGAAGACGCGGGCAGCTTCATCGATGCTGGTCGTGCGGCCAATGCGAACTTCGTCAGTCGCGGTTAGATCGACGCCACCAGCAGATGCTGCCTTGATGACAACTTGGAGAGCAGGAGACGTAGTGACCGTGAACTGCGAGGAGGTTAGCGCAGTGATTGCGCCGCCCACCTGAGTGACGGTGACGTAGATGTCAGTAGTATTGACGTATTCAAGACCTGTGGGGGCAAACGTGCCTCCAATTTGGGTCGAGTTGAGATCTCCGGCTGTCCCGAAGTCAACGTATGAGTAAGGTACAGGCATAGTTATCGGTTGGATTCAGGAAGTTGAGAAGAAACCATTCTATTGAAAAGTTGATTAGACAAAGGGATTTTAGTAAGCCAAATTAAATTAGCGGCGGCGCGAGCGTCTTTTTGACGGTAGTCGTAGTCAGACCGCATCGCCTTTACTGCTGACGACAACGCATCGGCAGCACCGTAAATGTTTTTGTAAGCAGTAGACCCTCTAAGCGGATCAATGCCGAGGCCCGTGGTCCGCATT